TTGGTATTTACGTAAAGAATCAACTACTACTTCTCGTTTAGATTGAACAGCTTTTCTATTTTCTTCTTCGGTTGCAATACGAGCTTGCGCCAAACGTAATTCAGTTGTGGATATTGAGGATCTAACGCCCCCAGCCACCGAGGTGTCTCGTATTTGGATTGACGAAGCTTTGGCATTAGAAAGAGTAGCAATATTTGAACTAATTTGTTTAAGTTCTTCATCATATCTAGTTAAATCGTCTTGATAAAAATCAACTTTTTGTTGTATAAAACTTTTTTCATTCTCTACTAATGATAATTTGGAGTAAGTCTCTTGATATGCGGCAGATAAGAAACCATAAATACCCATACTAGTAATTAATATTAATACTAAGGTAGCTACAGTTAAATAAGTTCTAAGTACTTTGTTTAATTCATTCCAGTACTGGTAAAGTAGGGAAGCAATAACTAATTTTGATACCTCTAAAGAACCTGCCATTATAATTACCTCAAATGAAGCACCAGCAAAGAGTTTGCTCAAGCCGCTAACTGAATAGAAAGCGGCTGAAGCAGATACTGACAGGGCAGAAGCAGCAATTATGAAGGGAAATATCCCTTTTTTTAGATTTTCAAGCATGGTTATAAATATAGTAAAGGAATAGGATTAGAACAACCTATTCTCTATCACCTTTATGCTTATCGATGTGGTCTAAGACAGTGTTTAAAACATTCATTTTAATAAAACCGGCCATTGAAGCATTTTTTAAGGCACTTATTAATTGAAATACTACTAGAGGCATAAGTATAGTTTCACTTAACCAACCAGCTCCAGGTATACTTTTTTCTATAACTAAAATTAGAGTTAATGATACAAACCAAAATACTAGATTTTTTAAGATTTTGAGGGCTTTATAAGTTTTAAAGCCCTCTCTTTTTATTCCCGCTATTACACCAAAAAACCCATCAGCGAAGATTAAGGTAGCAATGGCCAAGTACTGCTCGGCATTCTGCATAGTAAGTTCCATAAAATAGGAACAAATAAACCCGATTGACATACTTCCGCTTAAGATGAGTAAGTTAGTAGTTTTCATTTTTAAACCAAATCCTTAGATTCAATTAAAGTATAGGTAAATGAGTTACCATATAAATCTTTTGCTTTATGTGCTAACTCCATAAATAATTTAAAGTCATCATTTGCAGCAATTACTTGACATCCAGCTGACCACTTATCAATTTGGGTAGATTTACCACCTTCATTAGCAGTTGCTCTATGTAAGTTAATACCATAGATACCTTCATGAATGTTTTCTTCTAACATATCATACTTGCCATCCATGTTATTGTCACGATATACCTTTACAGGTTTTTTCTGGCATAAAGCCTCGTATTTACCTTGGTGTAATCTAATTTCATGTGAACCTCGATATTGACCAGGTACTAAAATTGCTACACCATCTTTATTAAGTAGGTTTTTTTCCCAGTGTGAGCCTGGATCTGTTGTAGCATCAAATTCATGATATTTCATTTCACCTCCTACTGAGTAGGATAGGGTAAATTTATCATCAAATTTGTTTGTTACTACTCCGTTTGTGTCTGAGTTTCGTACTCCAACAATGTTTAAGTTGTAGTCACCACCTTCGAACCATTTATAGCCTTTTGATTCTACAGCCTTTTGAATTTGTTCTCTTGTATAAAGCATAATTATTCTTCTTTTTTACCTTTTCCAAAAATATTAGCTGCTTCAGCAATACCAAAAGCACCTAATGTAATAATAACAAAAGAGTTGAAAATAGTATCACTAATTTCTAATGGTTTTCCCATAATACCGGTAACAATATCAGCTCCGGCAAATACTGCCATTACAGCGAATGATAAAAATCCTACAATATTTTTTTCGTTGTAGTCATTATTTTCTTTAAAAATGTCTTTGAAAGCCATCCATTTACGTTTTAAATAATTAAACATAAAATAACAATTTTAGTGAAACATAATTTATTATAAATATTAAAGTATAGTTTGTTCTATAGCTTTTTTAACAGCAGATGCAAAAGTTGTTTTTTCGAAAGGGAGGTTTTCGTCATTTAAATCTAGAAATGTAGATTTAATAGAAGTCTTAGCTAAACCTTCTCCTTCAAAATTTTCACCATTTATGATTACTCTGATTTTTACTATAGTTTCTTTAGATTTCTTTTGAAAAGGACCAACAGAAAATCCTTTAGAAGGGGCTTCAATTGAAAGTATTTCTACAAACACTTGTTTTCCACCTTCACATAAGTCATATTTTTCGGATATTACCTCTTCGGTCATTTGTTTAATACCAAAAATAATACGCTGTTGACTTAATTCTTCGATTTCTGCTTTAGAAACAACACGTTCTACTTTATAACAATCTTGAGCGTAAGTAAAGATTGGAAATAACAGAATAAATAATAGTTTTTTCATAGTTAAAAATTTAATTTTCCTCCGGTTAATATTTGATAGTTTAAGAAATTTTCTTGTAGTTGATAAACACCTGTTATACTGATGTTATATTTAAATGTTTTGGTTATTTTTATATCCCATGAATTAAATGGAACTATGAGCAGGCCAGCATCCCACCATCTACCTTCGTAGAATTGAGTAAAAGGTGAATAGACACCCAGCATCAATACACTAGTTGTAACTCTAGGGCTAACCTTAAAGTTGGTGTGAATTCCCCCTACAGTAGATAAATTTTTAAGAGTTCTGTCCCCTAACTTACCAACAGTAAAATTAACACCAATCATGCCTGTATACTGTTTTTTTAAAAATCTAAATGATTCTAATGCTGTAGTTGTATTAAGTAGGTTATTTTTAAAATCAGAAGCTGTAGTATTAGCCATAACTAGATTAAAAGTCTTTTTAGGATTAATCCAAGACTTATAAAATGTTAGACTAGCATCATTACTTCCAGTTGTATAAGTAAATAAAGCTCCTTTAATTCTAGTATTTTTTGTATTAGCATGAGTCATACTACCTACAAATCTAACCTGATTATTTCCATTTTGGTCTAGATTAGAGATTACTACTACGTCTCCTGAGGCAATTAAACTACCGGCTTGTTTTTGAGCTTTGTTACTATCTTTTTTACCTCCTCCGCCTGAACCTCCATCTAAAGCATTAGATAAAGAATTAGCAGTTGATTGAGCTGATTTTCCTTCTGCTTGCTCTGAGGTTGATTCTGTTGATTGTTGGTTTTGATTATTACCTCCTTCTAGTACATTTGAAACTGAGTTTGCTGTGCTTTGTGTTTGGGTTCCTTCTGATTGTTGACTAGTAGTTTCAGAAGGTGTTTCTACTTGTGAATTGTTTTCTCCAGTAGAATTAGGTTCAGTAGTAGAATTATTTTGAGTAGAGCTTTCTTGGTTTTGATTTACAGGCGATTCAGACGTTTGTTCTCCTCCTGTAGTTGTATTATTTGATTGTTCAGTCCCTCCAGTTGATTCTGTATTAGGTTCTGTATTTCCTCCAGCATTGGATTGATTTGAGTTGGCTTCTTGATTGCTTTGATTTGTTTGAGTATTTCCAGTGCCTCCGGATTGATTTGAATTACTTCCATTGGTTTGTGAGTTTTGTTCACCCTCTTCTTCGTTCTCAGATTCTTCGTTTTCTGAGTTATTCCCTCCGGATGAGTTATTGATGCTTTCTACAGGAGGTAACATTCCTCCTCCCATTACAGACATAATATTAGTTACTACTGTAAGGGTATTAGCAACTGTTGTACCGTTAGTTTCATTTACTAAGATTTCGGTAACGCTTTGGCATGGAGCTGAGGAATTAAGCTGACTAACTAAAGTAAGCCAGTTGTCGAATACTCCATTTGAAAAATCTTCTTGGGTAAAAGTTTGTACTTCACCAAAATAATTTAACACCACCTCTTGACCTAAAGGTACAACAACAGATTGTTGATTTAGGGTACAAGGGTCGGTGTAGGTGTAATTATACGTCTGTCCTAATAAAAAGGAAGGTATAAGTAAAAGTAGGTATAGTATTTTATTCTGTAAAGATACCACGCTTGATCATTTTTTTAACGATTCTAGCAGCGGCAGTTTCTAGAGATTTTTTAGTTGATATACCTATAGTAGATTGATTGAATTTAGTTTCATCTAAACCATCTAACAAATTAGATCTCTTAACTGTTACTGCTTCTCCACTTCCAGAACCTGTAAATATTGAACCGTTTTCAGCGTCTACAAATCTAACTTGCATTCCGATG